TGACAGGGCCGAGCACGCCACCCACCGAACCATTCCCGAGACTCTCAGGATTGATCACCTTCGAAATCAGCGAACCCGCTGTGTTGTAGTCACCCTGCTGTGCCGATTGTTTGCGGCCGAGCATGTCATACAGTTTGGTCTGATCGTCGGCGGTACCCAGAGCCAGCGATGCACCGGTTTTCATGCGCTGCCATGCGCTGTCTGCGGCCGTCTTGACGTTATCCCACCAGCGAGCGAGCCCCGACAGCTGCGCGTTCATGTCCTGAATGCGCTGCACCGCTGCGTCGTGGAAAGCGCGCGCCGCCACATCCATGGCAGCCTGCGTGTCACCTTCCTGCTCCAACGCTGTGATCTGGTCGTAGATCGACGTAGTCAGGAAGTGATACTGGTCGTTGGCCTTGAGCAGGCTGGCCGACGTGCCATCGAAGATCTGCAGCACCGCAGCAGTAGCTTTCTCTGCGCTCTCGCCGGTGAGCGCCGCCATGTCGACGGCCGCCTGCCCCACGGATTGCAGCGCTTGTGAACTTACCTTGCCACTCGCGACCAGCTGGTCGAGCACGGCACGTGACTGGCTGATGCGGCCGTTTGCAGCGGTGATCGATGCCGCCATCTTGTCGATCGAGCCCGTGGTCTGGCCAGCGTAGTTGCCGGTCGCCTCGATCGATTTGTTGGTCTTATCGTTCTCCGCCGCGACCTGCTCTGCAGCCACAGCCAGCACGCCGAACTCAGCCACCACGCCGGCGATCACTAGCGTGAGCGGGTTGAACAGCGCGGCGAGCAGCCCAGTCCGATTGCCCAGGGTGACGAGGCTGCCCTCGAGACGCGCCGTATTGCCACGCGCCAATTCACCCAGAATCACGCCCAGCTCGCGCGCGACGCCACCGTTGATGGCCATCGCCGCGGTATGGGCGTTGGTTGCTCCGGTGGCCACATTCGCGGCCTCGGCCTCGGCGGCCTGTGCGGCAGTCAGCCGCTGGATATACGCCGCCTGCTCGCTCGCCGAGATCGCCCCCGCACCCATGGCGCCATCGAGGGCAGCCTCAGCGGCTGCAACGCCCTCGACGGTGGTGAGGTTGCCGGCAAACGCTGCATTGAGCAGCTCCATCGCGCGAATTTTGGCGGCCACGGCCGCGTTGAATGCCGTCGCTTCCGCCGCAATGCCGTCTGTTGCAGCGGCCGACGCGGCGGTCTGCTTTGCATAGCTCTGACTGACAGCCGACACCTGGTCGGCTGTCGCCTGGATCGCGCGATTGCTTTGCTGCTGCGCGTTCGCCTGGGCAACGCTCGCCTGCACCATCTCCTGGATGCGGGCGCTGGCCTCCTGCAGCGACTCGCCGAGCTTCTGCGCGGCAGCGTCGCCGGTACCCAGCTGATCGCTGAAGCCCTGCACGCCCTGCATGGCCTCGGCAATGTCGGCCCGAATACGCAGCAGCAGTTCAAAATCTTGCGTATTGGCCAACGTTAGTCCCTCAGGTTCTCATACAGGTCGGTGGCAGCTTTTCCACCCGCCTTGGCCGATGTCATTGCGACCAAGGCTGCCCGTCGCTCGCGACGCTCCAGGCGCCGCGCAGCCGCGTTGTGAAGCTTCAGTTGTCGGCGGGTGTAATAGCCGAGCCGCTCAGGGTCGTGGCCCGCTTTGATGAGGGTCGCGAAGACGTCTGACCATCGCGCGCCCCGACCCTGCGCAGCAGCTCCAGCTGCACCCGCGTCAAGACGCGCCGCAGAAAAAAATCCGCGTGTACCGCCCACCACAGCAAGAGAAGGTTTTCACCCTCGCGGGCGTCAAGCCCGCGCACCCAGTCGCTGTCCTGGTCGCTGCTCACGGCGATCAGGTCGAGGACTTGTTCGTGGTGATCGGCCAGGACCGCACGCAGGCTCTCCAGGTCGTGCAGCTGGTTCTCCAGTGCGATATCCGACATGGCCTCGGCGAGGGACGCAACGTGCGCCCCGTGACGAAGCGACTCCACGAAGTTGAGTTCGCGCATGACAACGACGCGGCCAGCGATCGTTGCCGTGCGTTCGGGGTAAAGGATGGCGAGATCCTTCTCGCCGTCCTCCGGTTTTGCTCCGATCGACATCAGCCCGCGACCGGCGAGATCTGCGTGATCGAGCCGAATTGGCCAAGATCACCCGAGGCTGCGCGGCTGGGATCGATCAGAACGCCGCCCGTAATCTGCATACCCTGCACGTCGTTGCCAGTCGAAATCAGCGCCAACTCGGCCAGCGGATCGGTATTCACCTTGTAGAGGTCGACCATCTCGGGCGCGCTATCGTTGGCCAGGTTCACGCCTTCGTAGCGAAGAGCGATGTTGGGCTGCTTGGCAGTGAAGAAGCCGACCGCTTTCCGCGCTGCATAGCTGTATGCGGCCTTCAGCGGAAGCGTGAAGCCAGTGACGTTCAACAACGTGCCACGACCAAAGTTGGCATCGTCGAGCGTGTAGTCCGTACCTTCGACGACCGGCTTCGGAGTTCCCGCTGTGCTGTCGGTGATGACCACGTCCGAGACGCCAGGATTGGCGAGATAGAACGTGTCGCCCACCTCCAGCGTCGCGTCCATGGACTCGCCCGTCACCGTGCCCGCTGGCGTCATAATGGGCTTGCCAAAAACGGCAAGTGCCAACGTGTCTGCATCGATCTGGTTGATCGTCATATCGAGGGTCGAGGTCTTCTTGGTCGGGAAGCTGGCCGTTTCCGCCATGGCCCCGGTGAAGCTCTCGTTGTGGGTGACCTTTTCGACGCTCAGCTTGACGCTCAGGGCGGACACGTCGCCCACCCACTTGAATTTGCCCGGGAGACCCGTCACCGGATCGCGGTAGGCGATCGAGATGCGGCCCTGGCCATAACGGTACAGAGTAGGCTTATCCATGGTTTGAGACTCCGGCAGTGGCATCGGCGTCGACCGCCGTGCGCGTGTTGTCTTCGGTGGGTGCGTTGCCGGCATCCGCCGGCGTAATGGAATTGGCGTGCTGCGCAAGATTGGCCGGCGTGGTCCGGTGAGCCACACCGCGCAAGATCAGCCATTCGGCCTCGATCGCGTTGACGTCAAGATTGGCGCGGACGGCTCCGAGCTGGCCGGCGTGCGTGTGCGGTTTGTCAAGCGTGATGCGCATGGGTTACCTCGAACCGAGCTGGCGAACGATTTCGGCCTGCAGCGTGCGCATGGCAAATTCGGCGAGTCGTTCCGGACGACGGCCATGCTTGAGCATCTGACCGAGACTAGGTCCGTACACGGACTCGAGCGGGAATTTGGTCCTGCCCGCATTGCGGCCTTTGAGATATTTCACCTTGGGCCGGTTGACGTTCTCCTGGAGCACTAGCAGCGCGCCGTTTGTGCCGCGCGCAATGAAGCTGCCGGCATGCACCGAAGGTGCGCTTCCGCGCTTGATCGCAAAGCGCGCGCCAAGGCCATTGTCGCCGCGCAGCTTGCCCTTGAGTTGCGAGACGCGGAAGCGCTTCTTGCTGATCGTGGCGGCCATGCCGTTGCCACGCACTTTCGTCCATTGGGCGCCGAATTCGATGGCGTTGATGCCGCGCGAGCGGCCAATGACCGATACGCCCTCGGAGCTCGGCCGAACATTGAGGCCCTGATCGATGCGCGTTGGCGACAGGTTGTACTCCGCACCAATGTCGCGCTTGGCTTCTGGACCGAGCCTGCGCCTCATAGTGCTGATCGCACGCGCCTGTAGTTGCGCGATGCGTCCCGGAATCGCGGCCGCGGCTTGCGCCGCGTCCAAGGCCCCAGATAGCTCAACACTGAAAGTCGAATACTTGCTCATCGGAAATACGTCGTCATGACCCGAACCTGGCCGGCGATGACTGCCTCGCCGTCCGGGCGGTCCAGAATGGCGATGTCGACCACTTCCATCGGCGTGGCCTTCACGCTCGGCTTTTGCACCTGCGCTTTGCTGTACGCCTCCATACAGCGATCGATATCCTCGATCAACGCATGCGCCTGCTGCTGGGCGTTGTCGATGTCGTTGCCGATCGCAAACTCGATCAGCAACGGAAACTGACGCACTGGCTTGCCTGGGCGCTGGGATGGAGTTCCAGTGATCGAGTCGCTGTAGATCATCAGGCCAAGCGCTTCGGTATCCGGGCGCTGACCATCCGTCGTCCACACATTCAGGCCGGCGTCGGTCAAGTAGCCGTTGGCGACAGTGATCGTCTGCAGCTGGACCTGCAGGGCGAGAATGATGGCCCAGGTCTTGGGCGGCTCAGCCATTGAGCACCACCGTCACGACCAGACCGTCGTTCTCGGCAATTTCCTCGACCTTGCCTGCTTTGCCGCGTACGGTGAACTCATCACCACGGAGCGGCTGCCAATCGGCGACCATCATTGCGACGACGCGCTTACTGCCGTAAACGCGGGCCCGCTGCCCCACGTCCTGCACGGCCTGATCCACAAACGCCAGGAATGACGCCGTGGTGCCATCCTGCCGCGCGACAGAAACCTGCTCGCCGAGAACGGCGAGCAGGTCTTTGGTCGGCTGCTGGAAGGCGTCGAGGGCCATGCTTTACAGCGTCACCGCATCGGTCATCGCGGCGAAGCTCTCCTTGTGGCGAACCGCCACGTCGACGTCCTGGAAGGCGCGAACCACGACGCTACCGGTGTCGCCCTGGCTGAACGGATCGACCTGCAGCTCCAGACCGCCCCACATGCCGACGATCAGGTCGGCGAAGTTGCCGAAGATGATCGAGCTGAGGTTGGTGCCGGTGCCCTTGGTGCCGTTGCTCGGCACCGCGTTGGTGACCGCTGCCTGGTAGCCGTTGAGGGGCGTGTTGCCGTCACCCCAAATGCCATCGCCATTGGCGCCGGCGAACTTCTGCGTGGTCTTGAGCTTGCCGCGCATGGCCGCGTTGGTCAGGTAGCCCAGGGTGCCCACATCGGCGTTGGCGACAGCCACGGCCGTTTCGAGGCCCACGATGTTGGCCCAGGTCGGCGCCGCACCGTTGGCGCCGCCAATCTGGCTGCCGATGCCGACCACATTGAGGATGCCCAGCGGGTTCGGCGCCACGCCCGAGCCGTTGATCGCGGCCAGCTGGATGCCGAGGCCGACCGTACGGGCCAGGTCGTTGCGCACAAAGCTTTCCACATCGAGCGAGCTCTGCAGCAGCATCTTGCGGCTGATCTGCGTGCGCGCCATGCCGCTCTTGGGCGACATCGGCACCTGATCGAAGGTCTGCCCGGACTGGGTGGCCGAGCCGCTTTCGCCGACCCAGAAAAACGAGGCGCCACCCGTCTGGCGCGGGATGGCGATATCGCCGACCAGGCCCGTGAGGAACTGCGCACCCAGACGGTTCAGCACCATCGAGTTGCGAAGCAGGTCGATGAAGTTGGCCGTAAGCAGGTTGGTGGCCACCAGGTTGCCACCTTGAGCGGCAGTGCCCTTCACCACGTTGTCCGCGCGCAGGCCGTGCTTGAGCACGTCGATCGGCACGAGCAGACCGCGCACGCCACGCCCCTGCTTTGCTGCAGCAGCGTTCGATGCCTCCATTTCGAAGGCGGCGTACTCCTGCGCCTGGCGATCCTGCGGATTGGCCAGTGCATTGAGCGCGCGGATGAAGCTGTACTGCTGGATATCCTGCCGGCTCATGCCGATATCGGCGGTCGGCTGCGGCTGACTGGTGACGTGCTCCAATGCCTTGGAGCGGAAGGTGTCCATGGTCCAGCCACTGCGGATCGCCTCCGAGGCGATCTCGCGAACGCCCGGATAGCGACCGATCAGCTGGTCGGCGCCTGCGGTGATATCGGCGATGCGCTGACGTTCGGTGGCCACGCCGGTGCGCTGTGCATCGGCCTGGATCTGGGTGGTGTCAATCGTCGTGCTGTTGTTCTCGGGAGGCATGCGGTTCTCCGGGATATTTCGGGATGCGGGATGGGCGCTGCGCCCCACGCCGACGCTGGCGTCGGCAGGAACGCTGACCAGGGAAATTTCGTACGGCTCCCAGTCCGTGACGCGATAGGTGCCGACACCGTCGCTTTCGGATTCGAGCCGGGCTTCATGGATGAGGTAGCCCACCGAGACGTTCTGGCGGATGCCATCGACAACGTCCTGGAACACCTCGCTGGCACGCGCGCTTTTCCCAAAGCGCACCACGGCCCGGGCAACCTTGTCCTGACCGATCTGCACCGATTCGATCACGCCGACCTGGTCGCGCGTGTTGTGATCCATCAGCAACGCGCCGCCACTGTTGAGGCGATCAGGGCGCATGCTGCGCGCCTGCACGTCAAGGATCTCGTTACCCCACCAGTTCTCGACCGGTGTTTCGCTGGCGAAAGCGAGCGTGACCGTGCGCGCCTGGTCGTCGACGGCGTCGCGCTTGGCGTCAATGCGCAGAAAGCGCTCGCCTTTCGCGCCAGGTGCAAGTTGTTCGGGAATCGGTGGCATGTGAAGACCTCAGTCCGTATGGATCAAAGGTTGAACGTCGGCGTGGAAATGACTAAGGCAAATCATTTCTTCGCCTCGTTCGTCGGCTTCGCGGCGCCCTGGTCGTTGCCGGACTCGGCAACAGCGCTGGCAATCGTTCCGGTCGGCGCCGTCGTGCCCGTCAGCGTCACACCCTTATCGGTGAGCATCTGCTGGAAGTGCTTGAGGTCATCGATGACTTCCTCGATGTCGCGACCGGTCTGTGCGCACACCTGTTGCGGGCTGGCCAGGCCGTTCTCGATCGCCAGCACGTTGGCGGCCATGTCCTTGAGCGGGTCCACCCACTGCCAGCGGCGCGCCTGCCAGTTGTGCTCCATGAACTTGGACTTTTTGGCCAGCGGCAGCGCGGTTCCATTGGGAAGCTTGACGGCGTTGCTCAGCAGCGCCATTTCGAGCCAATCCTCATAGACCGGTATCAGAAACTGCGGAATGAACCAGTTCTGCACGACCATCCACTCGTCGCGCTCCTCGATCGTGCCCGACCGAATGGAGGTGAAGTTGATCCCTTCCAGGTCGTTGGCCAGGCTGTGGTAGCTCATGCCAATGGCGCTGGCGACGCCGCGGAGCGTCGCCTTACAGAACGCGTCGAACTGAGCGTGGGGATAGTCCGGGTTGAACGCCTCGAAGCCATAGCCCTCGGGCAGCACATCGAATGTGCCCGGCGAGGCCTCGCTGACGAAGTTCCCCTTGTCGTCTTGCCCATCCGTGGCGACGGGCGGCTGACCGTCCGGGCTGGTGAAAAAGCCCATTTTTGATGCGCCGATACGCGCAGCAATGACTGCGGCCTCTCGATAGCCATTGAGGTCATTCAGGCGACGCAAGGCGGCATGCATCCAGGGCACGCCACGCGTCTGCTCATCTTCAATGGTGATGAAGCCGTGGAAGATATCGTTCGCCGGCACCCGTTCGCGGTAACGGCTCGCGCTGGGCGATTCGGTCGGATGGCGATCCCAGAGGTGGTAGGCAACGGGCTTGCCCCATTCGTCCACCTCCACGCCCATGATGATCGCATTGCGACCTTCTGCGGGCATCACGTTCAGCAGCGTATCGAGGCGGTCTACGTCCAGAACCTGCAACTGATAGCTGAATTCGCCGGCTCCATTGCCGCGTCGGCGCCGCACCAGGTATTCCCCGTCCCGTGGCAACGCCCGCAGCAGTGCGCGACAAATGTCGATGAAACTACGCTTGCCGCGCGCATCGCAATTTGCCGGCATCGTCCAACGCCAGAAGGCGTCCTGCAGGGTCTTGTTCGCGATCGCGTCAAAGGTGCCGTCGGGATCTTTCGCGCGGACCTGCAGCTGAAAGCCTTCAGGGCCAACGACCTCGCGCGGCACCGACCTGCCGAACTTCGCCGCATACTCGTTGTTCTTGAACATGTCGCGCGAACGTGCGCGCAAGCGATCGAGATCGCCACGCAGCTCCGCGTCGATAGCGATGTTGTAGCTTGTCATCGACGCTGTGAGACGGCTGATCAGTGCGCCGTCGAAGGCGCGTGCGCGGCTGCGCGGCGGCTGAGGCTTCATCGCCTGGTCGAGCGCGGCCATGCGCGCTTGGCTCATGGGCCGGCGAGTGGACCCGCTGCGCGCCGCCATCAGAGCACCATCCGGATGCGCGTGCCAACGACTTGGCCGCGAGCTGCAGCCTCTTCGCGCGTTACCAGCATCTGGTAACGCGTCTGAAGCTTGATCAGATCAGGCAGCGGGTAGTAGCTGATCTTTCGCCCACTGATCTCGAAATTGCCGGCGACAGGCGCCTTGCTTTCAAGCCACCCGTTGATGCTGTCGAGCACCTTGCGCGCATGGGTTCGGGTGTCTATGCCAGCTGTCGCGCCTGCTAGATCGGGGGTGACGGTCAGCAGCGAACTACCCAGGGTGAAACGATCCGTCCCGTCCGTGACGTATTCCTGCACCCGATAGGTGCCTGGCTCCCACTCTTTCGTGTCGGCCGCCGACACCTTGATGGCGTAATCATCACCGTCGGCAACCGCGGTGACGTTGTAAACGGCAGCGGTTCCGACCAGCGTGTATTGAAGCGTCCAGCCGGCGCTGGGCGGATACGCGCCACCGGCACGGATCCATTGCAGGGTGTCGCCGGCAGCGACATGGTCGGGGATTCGGCAAAACGTAGGCGCGCTCATGCGCCCACGTTCACCCACGATCGGGAAACGGCTAAGGCAAAGCGTTTCCTTAAACCGTAAAGGGCACCGCGAGGATCTGACGCACGCGCTTGATGCTGATGTCATGGCGCCGCGCGATCAGCTCGTCATGATCTCCCCGGCGATGCTCGGCACGGATCTGCTTGTCGCGTTCTGCGAGCTTGGCTTTGCCGCTTTCGCCCACTTTGGCGATGTAGTGCCGCTCGCCTCCCCAGTCCGCTCGCACATCGGCCTCCACGGCCATGAGCACCTTGGGAGGAAGCTTGCCATGTGCGCTGGCGATGCGGTCGAGGATGTCGGCTACGAGATCGAGATGGGCCATGGGTCACCAGGTCGTTGCAAAGCCGCCGCGGCGGCGTGTGTTTGGCTGTTGTGCTGGTTGCTCGCGGGGAGGTGGCGCCGACGCTGGTGCCGGCGGAGCACTAGAGCCACCAGGCACGGCAACCTTCACGGTCAGACGCGCCTCACGGGCATCCCAGTCCGCCTTGCTCAGGCGATGCAGTCGCAGCTCCGGATGATGCGCAGCGGCGTAGGCGTAAACCCAGGTGTCCAGTGGCTCATTGCGCGGCGCACCCTTCCGCTTTTCGAAACGGTTCTTGCTCGGGTTGTAGGTCTCCGCTACGAGGCCACCGAAGTAGTCCGGCGGCAGCTCGTCGCTCATGTGGCAAAGGCGATCGGCCGAGGTCTTATCACTCCCGTCCTTGTTCTTGTCCGCGTCAACGCTCAGCCGCGAATAGAGCCAGTGTTTGATGCCGACGGTACCGACGTGGTGAATCATCACGCCGCGCTTGTCGACCTTGCCGCGCCAGGTGACGTCTTCCAGCTTGCCCTTGCTCAGCACCGGCGCGTTGTTGGGCACGGCACCGAAGATGCATAGTGGTCGACGGACGCGACGCGCGCGAACGAACGCCTTGACCGCCTCGGTGCGGTGGCCACCTGCATCGACAGCGGATGCCTCCGCGACGAGCGTGCCGCCCAGCTCGTGCTCGATGCCCTTGTTGAGCAGTTCGGTGAGCGCATCCCACACAGCGTCTTCCGCTGGATCCCCAGGAAGCTCCACATAGTCGATCGTCCACCAGGTGAGGCCGCGCCCCCAGCCAATGAAATGCACGGCCAGACGGTTGTCCTGCGTATCGACTCCAACGGTCATTGCGAGCACGCCGCGCGGCGCTGTGCGCAGGCTGTAGGGCTCGGCACGATCCGCGATGACGTTGTGCTTGACCGCGCGCATGGCGGGGTCTTCCCAGGCCTCGGCCAGGCGGTCGTTGACGAAGGTCTTTAGCTTGGCGGGGTCGTTCTGCGCCGCGCGCCACTTGCGCACCAGGTCGATCCATCGCGGTCCCAGCCCGATCTGGTAATAGAGGCAGTTCGCGGTGTAACCACGCACAGCGCGCCCGGGAAACTGCGGAGTCCAGCGGCCCGCCCTGAACATTGCCGTTTTTTGATGCTCACGGATAACCACGCCGCACTCGCAGCACACGTACCAGCAATCCGAGCCATCCGGTGTCCATTGCAACCCGCTCCACTCGAGCGGCTGCATGTGGCCGCAATCGGGGCACGGCAGATAAAAGCGCCGCTGGTCCGATTCGTCGTACATGAAATCGATGCGGCTGATGCCCTTCACGCCTGGCGTACTGATGAAGAGCGCCTTGTACGTCGATGGAAATGCCGACGTGCGGCCGTTGAGCATCTCCACCGGGTCATCACCGCTGGTGAGGTTGCCGGCAAATTCGTCGACTTCGTCAACCACCAGCTTTTTGACAGTGGTCGATTTCAAACGCGACGGGCTGCCCGCGTGTTCGATGTACAGCTGGCCGCCGGAGAAGTCCTTGAACGTGCGCCGGTTGCTGCTATCCCTGCTGGCCACACTGGTGAGTGACCGCTTCACGACTGGCGTCTCTTCAAGCATGGGGTTGAGCTTCTGGGCGACCCACTTCTCCATGCTCACTTCACCAGGAAGGCAGACCATCATCGGCGACGGGTCCTGATCCATGGTGTAGCCAAGAAAGTTGACGGCGACCTCGGTCTTGCCGATCTGGATGGGAAACTTCAAAACCACGTCGCGGACGCTGCTGCGAGCGCTTAGGCAGTCCATCGGCTCCTGCAGCAAAGGATTACGACTAGTGCGCCACTTGCCCGGCTCGGCGCTGCCTTTCGCGCTCAGGATGCGTTCCGCGTCGGCCCACTGCGACACCGTCATAGGCTTCCGCGGCGCCATGGCGCGGCCAGCCGCCGCGTAGACCAGCGCACCAGCGTGTGCCGTCATGCGTCCTCCCTTTTGGCCAACGTGGCGAACTGACGGGCCGTGTCTTCCAGCGCGTGCTCGATGGCATCGACCAGAACGGCACGCACGCGACCTTCGTCGTTCTCAGCGGCCAGCTGCGGGCCGAGCACGTCCGGAAGGCGCTCAAGCGTGGTGCGCAGGACCGTGAGCGTGCTGCTAACCGCCGCGACGACATCGGCCGCCACCATCAGCTTGCCGATCTCCAGCTCGTAGTCGCGCTGCGCTGACAGGGCGAGGTAGTGCTCACGGCGCGCGCGGCTGCTTTGGTAGCGGCCAACCTCACCCGTCGCAGCATCCCCCGCTTCGTCTACGGGCTCACGGTCGTCGTCCTGCGCTGCATCCTCACCCTCCCCCTGCCTTGCGGTGCGTGCAGCCGCGTGGCGCTCCACGACGCCCGCTTTGCTCGGATCAGAGGTGTCGCGCATGCGTTGCTGGCTCTCAGCAACCAGCAGGTGCTTGCCGTCAGCAGTCAGCACCAGGCGGTCAGCTTTCTTCAGGGCCGTGACGGCCGAAGGCTTGACGCCAAGCATCCGAGCGAACTCCGAAAACGTCGCGATATTGCCGTCCATCAATGAGTTGCTCCCACTACTACCCCTCTTTCGAGCGACGACGAGAAAAGAAAAGAGCGCGCGCGTGCGTGATGTGCGGCATGGTGTGCGGCAACATGTGCGGCATGGTGTGCGGCAACATGTGCGGCACGAAATGGCGCAACGGCGCGGGTGTGCGGCATGTGCGGCATGTGCGGATAGGTGCGCACATGTACACACACACCCGCAGCGCACGCGCCTGCCCGCACGCCCGCATGTAAGGGAGATGCCGCACATGCCGCACAGTGAGGCGCAGCAACGGATTCAAGCCGCACACCATGCCGCACACCATGCCGCACATACCGCACAACACAGGCCAAAGGCGCGCATCGAGCGGCTGATCGCCGCCAGAAATTCATGCGAGCGCACTCAGCCGTCATAGGCCTCGCCCTTGAAGACGCCAATCGAACGACGGAAGCGGGTGATGTGGTCGCCCAGCCACGCCGTTTCGGAATCGGCTGGGCCGCACTCTTCCTTGCCGAGCATCAGCACGCCGTGCGGGCCTTTGATGCCGCCTGTGTCCACGTACCGCTTGCGGGCGCTGACCACCTTGCACTTGCGTTCCAGCGCGTTGATCAGCCGCGGCGACGGCGCCGGCTTGAACCCGTTCCGATTGCACCAGGCGCGATAGAGCTCGTACACATCCGTGCTCAGTGCAGGACGCGGCGTCACCCCTTCGATGTCGCCCGCCGTCAGCGCGCGATGGAAGCGCACGGTGCTGTCCAGGCTCAGCTGGATCAGCTCGTCCTTGGCGTCGGTATAGGGCGGCAACGTGCCAGGCTGGAAATCGCCGAGGTCCCGATGGAGCAGGAAATCGTGCAGTGCCTCGATGCCACCGTTGCGCATCTCGGCCATGACCTCGGCATAGAACGCCGGGCCAAGCTTTTGCGGCGTCCAGATGACCGCATGGCGACGATCGTCTTCCTCGAGCACAACTGGTACCGCTTCGTTACTGAGAAACACCACGTTGACGTGGTTCTTCTCGTCATAGGCCTGCATGTTCTTCGGGTTGATGCGGATCCACTCGCCCGTAATGAAAGCCTTGAGCTTGTTCTTGACGTGGTACAGGTCGCTTCGCGCTACCACTTCGTCCGCGATCAGGAACAGTTTGCGGCTCGCCCAATCGTTGAACTTGTCTTCGATGGCGGTTTGATCGATCACGCGCCCGTACTGGCCATAGATCGACATCAGCGCTTCGAAGAAAAGGTTCTTGCCGGTGCCCTGCGGTCCGTGCAGCACCATCGTGGTTTTCATCTTCGTGCCCGGGTGTTGGATCGGGTATGCGATCCAGTTGAGCGCCCAGTTGAAGAGGATCTCTTTGTCCTGCTCCTCGCTGCACATGTAGCGCAGCAGCTCCAGCAGCTTGTCGCAGCTTCCGGCCTTCGGTTTCGTTGGCCAGCCGCCCCACAAGTTGCACTTCACGGCAGGGTCGAGGCCTGCCGGATCAAACCCGACCTCGCGCACGCGCACGATGTCGCGGTCAGGGTGTTCGGCCCATGCGCGATGCAGTTCGCGCGACATGCATGCGTCGCGCATGTCGCCCAGCGCGACTAGGCAGTGCTCTTGTCGATCGAACACCGTACCGCCCTGCCCGTACACCAGAGCGAAACGCTCCAACAGCTCATCGATCGACTCGATAGGGCGAAGAGCATCGTTCCCCTCCCCCCCATTTTTGCGTGCCCGCGCGCGACGCGGTGCGTTGTTCCACCCCAATTCCGTGAGACGGGCCTCGACCTGCGTGCGCACGACATGCAGGCCTTCGACCGCCTGCAGATCGTTGAAGTCGGTGAGCTTGATGCCGCGCTCGATGAACGCCTGGTGCCGTGCGGCGAAGTCGTTGAAGAGAGGAACAACCCAGCCACCGCTGGCCTCAAGCGCAGCGGCGCTCGCAGCGACAACGCCTGCGTTAGTGCGGCCGTGATCTTGTGCGCACTCCGGATTCGGGCAGACAGGACCGTCTCGCATGGGCGAGAGGTTCAGGCGTGCCTTGCAGTGCGGGCATTCGCCGAAAATATCGTCGTCGGCGCACACCAACACCTTCGCCGTCTTGTAGCGGCGGCGCAATTCCGAAGCCACAGGGCCGAGATTGCCGGCGTCGAACGCGACCGCCACCGGCAAACCCGTGGCTGCATGAAGCGTGGCGGCCGTGGCATAGCCTTCCGCTACCAGGACGATCCACGTCGGCACGCCGATCAGGTGGAAATGCCCCTTTTTCGACAGGCCCTGCGGCCAATAATCCTTGTCGCGGCCGTTTCGCTTGCGTGCGTGAATGAACTGCAGGCCGTGGATCTTGCCGGCGGTGTCCAACATCGGCACCACCACCGCGCCCGAGGGCGTGAAGCGCACGCCCAACGCCGGCACAGCCTTACGCGCCAGGTAATCCGAGTGGCCTTCTTCCGAACACTTGGCCCAAACCGCCGTCGCTCGCACCGCGGCGCGGCTTGCAGCTGCTGCACGCACCTGGTCAGCGCGCTTGCGATCCTCCGCGAGGCGCTTGCGGATAGCCTCACGCTGCTCCGCGTTGAAATCGCTCTTGCGTAGCTCGACTTTCTGCGCGCCGTTATCGTTGCCACGCCACACGCCGAAGCTGCCAACGATCAGCAGGTCACCGCTGTCGCCGACGAGCTCGTGAAGCATGTACCAACCGCGTTTTTCTCGGTCGCCGTCGACACGGCAGCGCACCATGCGCCCGATTTCGAGACTTTCGACAAGAAGGCCAGCGGCACGCAGCTGGTCAAGTACATCGCTGTAGTTGGTCGCGGCCATTTCAGTAACTTTCCAGCGCGCTAACTACAGGGTTTTTGCGGCTGTGCAACC